GAGTCATTCTACAAAAACCTGTGGGAGGTCTCTCGCGCTGGGGCGGTGGCCGCGTTGTCGCTTAGCCGGCTTATCTGTGGCATATCGGTCAACACCGCCGCACGGAGCGGATATATCCGCGCAAGCGCGTTATAACTAAACTGTAACGGGCGCGCTAAAAAGAGCCGGTCTGCAACAATACGGGCTATCTCCACGCTTTCTTTACGGCTGCCTTGTACAATCAACGCCTGGCCACCAGCCTTAAAATCATAGCCTGCTGTGTTAAAACGGATTTCAGCGTCCCCTTGTCGCATAAAGTAAGAGGGCGTTAACGCATCGGTAAATACCGGCATCAGCCATACCTTACCTGCCATTGCATACATAGCGGTCTCAAATTGTTGTAATTGCCTACCGGAGAGCATGACTTTAAACTCAAAGGTGCGCCGCGGGGATAGCCGTCTGGCAATGCGTTGCTCTGCGCCTGTTTGAGATTGATGGACGGCTGTCAAAAACTCTAAATTTTCGGTGACCGGCTCAGACCAATCGGGATAGTACGCCCAATCCGACGATCGACTACCGGTAATATGTACCGTTACCGCCGCGCCCGGAAAATTCCACCGAATAACGGTGTCAATGGTTGTCGGCCCTCGCATGGACACCCGCACCGTCCATTTTTTGAGGGCAAGGCTTGCAAAGGTAGTTGACGATTCGCCGATAATTTCCACTCCCTCGCCGTTTTGCACGGTGATGGATTGCAAATGCGCCGCCGTATCATCAGCATTCCAAACTTGTACCGTAAACACCTGCTCCGTGCTAATTGCGCCCAGATTGACCAGTTTAGGGATGGCGTACACACGGTTATAAAACTCGGCATAATAGTTAGGCGAAATAAAGCCGTTTTTAGGCACGCTAGCGTCCCATAACCCCGTATCTCTTATCGCGCCGACGGTGACCTGCGGTGTCAACACCAAGCGCACATCCGCCGCCCGATAGGTCGTCAAACGGTCTAAATAGCCCGTATCTTGAAGACGGTCTCCATCAGCGGTTACAGGGGTTAAATATCCTACGCGCTCTGCCATAACATCCTCTAATTAATCAAGCGGTAACAATGGAACAGGTATTCGCTTTGCTTACCAAAGCGCATGGCAGGAAACATTTTCCATCTTGAGCCCGCCACCTCAAACTCTTGACCGGCAATTATGTTTTGCGAGCGCACGGTGTAAAAGTCAGGCGGACTGCCGATTTGGCGCAGCACCTTATCAATACCGACTACGATTAGGTTGTTAGGCACCGGGATGATCAGGTTGCCAAATTGACTATGGCTTTGGCGCAACAATAATGCTTCATGGTGTACCTCGTTTACTCCCGATGCGGCAACATAACAATTGCTAAACATCCCACCGCCATAAAAGTCGGCTGCAAACTCATTTAAATAGTATGGCGAACCGTGATGCTGCACAAAATACCACGGGCGACGGGTATCCCCACTAATCCCCTCAGCACGTACCACAGCCGGATAACGTTCATACCCCCCATTAAAAGCGATACAGTTACGCAGTGACGGCACCTCATCATTAACATAGGTGCCGTAGGCATACTGTCCACCAATATACTCGCCTTGTTTGTTAAGCGTACCGATGCCAAAATGAATAAAATACTCACCATCTAAATCCACAACGCAATGGGCATACTGCGCCGTACCAAAAAAATGATAGGCCGAATAACTGCCGCGATTGAGATAGTTGGAGCCGGTCTTCACCTTGCGATAATTGTGTTCAGTACTATTCCCCGCTGAATCGCCGGTATTATCTAAGTGGCAAAACAAAATATTGCTTTTATACTCAAACGTCCATTTACCATCACTATTGGTAAAAACCCATTGACCAACACCGCCGCCAACCCCAAACCCTAAAGTCTGGGCGAACGCCTGAAACTTGCGCATTAAATCCTCTACATCGGTAGCGCTCCCAGTTTGATAGGCCATCTTAATTACTCCTTACCACGGCAAACCCGTGTCCATCACAAAATAATCGGTAGTGGTGCGTCGCAGACCGTTGTTAAACGCAATGCCGCGGTGTCCGGTATCGGCAATTTTTACTTTATCGCCTGGCAATAACTGGATCCCCGGCACCCAATACACCCCTTGCAACGCCCCCCAGCGAGTTTGTCCCATTGGTGAGCTTTTTGTGCTCAGCAGCTCCGCCGGAAACAATGGATAATGTCCGCCCGGGCTAGCCCCAAGATAAGTGATCGTATTGATTGCAGCGTAACTGTTATTATCAATTGCTTTAGGGTAAACAATCTGATGATCAACGCCTCGGTCGCGCTCATAATCGCACCCTGAAAATATGTGCCAGGCTTGATCAACGCCTAACAGCCAGCAGTTATTGTCACGCGGGTCGATAATAGAAGATATGCGGTTGCTATTATTGGAATAGCGGGTAAGTTTATCTGCAGATGCTGTGCCGGCAATCAATAGCGGATAAGGGTATTCCACCGGTGTGACCGTCGGCAGGATAAAGCCCACGTAAGCGGTCGCACAGGTATCGCTAATAAAGGTCGCCATCTTACAGTGCCGCCCATCTGCAATTAGGTGATACTCAAATGCCCGCGCATCACAACACAATGCCACTCCCGGAGAGCAGTCAACCATTGCGGATGTTATGCTAGTCGGGCTGACTAATGCCGGGTTAAAAAACGTGCCGCCGTAAAAATTGACGTTATAAATATCCTCAGCAATAGAGCTTGCCGTCTCAGCACAGACATACATATCTTGCGACACCCCAGTACCACTGGATTTCCAAACAATTTGTGTTGTCGGCATCATTGTCGGGGTAGCGGGTAAGGTGCGCTCATAGAGCTTTTGCCACGCCTGCCCCGCCGCTTTAAGGGCAGGGTCATTGGTTAAAAATTGATTGAGCTTAGCCAAAAAATCCCGCTCATTGTTCGCTTTGCCGGTCTGATATGCCATCTCTTATCCTCTTAATTGTTTAAAGCCTGTTTTATCGTGTCTTTGTTGGCGATAAGCGTGGTCATTACCGCACGCTCGCCCGCTACCGTACCAATGCCGGCGGTAAATAATTCCGCGCTATCCACCGCCAGGGTCTGCTTGATATTGACCGGTGGCGCACTGACTTGTATTTGTCCTGCCGTGCCGTCTTGCATGGAGGTGGTTAAGCCGGGCTCGCGATACTGCGGCATGGCGGGGCTGGATACCAAGCCTCCATTGGCAAATCCTGCCAACCGACCGCGGTTAATGGCGTGTAAGAAACCGACCCCATATTTGCGCACCATCGCCTCACGCACCACAAACTCACCGTTAGATAGGCGTGCCGGGATACTGTCCGATGTCCCCGTGCCCGGGCCGCGAATATAGCCCCCGGTGGCGGCCATTACCGATGCACCTGCAGCACCGCCAAATAAACCGGTAATGCCGCTAACCGCCTGCAAAGCCAACTGCTGGGCGGCGACTTGCGCCATGGCATTAACCACGGTTAACGCCAGGTTTTTAATGGCATCTTTAAGCGTCATCGTGCCTTGCGCCAAGCCCATTAACGAGGACTCAATCCCGCGCGTTAAACCATCCTCGAAGGCTTTTTGTAATTCATTGCCGGCGGTTTTCAGCTCGACAATTTTTAACTTCATTTGCTCCAACATAGCGCGCGCCTGCTCGCCTTGCTGTCCCGGCATTTTGGCCAAGCGTTCCAATAGCGGTAATTGTTTTTCAATTTCCGAAACGGTTTGCGCGTACACCTCTTTGAGCTTTTGCTGCCCGGCCAAATGGGTAATAAGCCCGGTTTGTACCTGTGCCTGAATGCTTTGCTCTTGTGCGCTTTGATTTTGGAACAGTTTATTGATTTCGGTTTGCAGCCCATCCACTTGCACTTTGGCCTGTTCAAGTGGCAGGATTTTTTTAATCAAATTAATCCCGTCCACATTGCCTGCTTTCTGAAACTCGCCAATCATGCGGTTATAGCGGCTTTCTACGTCGGTCAAATTGGCTTTAACCTCTTGACCGGTTAGCCGCAGATATTGGATGTGCAGTTCTAAGTTTTTTTGTTCGTTTTCCGCCGCTTGGTCGTTGGCGGATTTTTGTCGACCACCGCCGCCACCGCGACGACGGGAGCCGCCACGTCCTTTATTTTCGTTGGCGGCAATCGTATTTGCATCTTTAATCCCTTGTGCAATTTGTTCCGGGGATGCTTTCGGCCGGTTTTTAATTTCGTCAATCATTTTGTCTTTACGACTCATACCGGATTGACGCGCCTGCTTGCTTAAGTTTGCAAAAAAGGACTCATTACTTTTGGCTTGTTTGGCGTTAGCGACCTGTGCCTGTAGTGCAATGACGGTATCAAGGGTGGCAATCAATACCTTATATCCCTCCACGTCACCCGCCGCTTTAGCTGCCTGCTCAATTTTGATGCGCATTGCATCCATTTGCTGGGCGGTGGTCATGGTAGCGTCGGCGAGCTCTTGGTTGAGTTTGGAGATCATCTCGTCCAACTCTCCCTTAATCGAGGTCATCTCGCCCTCGGCTTTTTTAATGCTGTCCGCCACTAATTGCATCGCCGCAGGCGCGTTAGTCCCCGCCAAAGCGGCAAATTTTAGGGCCAATTGGTCACTGTTACCGACTGCGTGCTCTAACGCAGCCGACATCTGCGTTTGGGTAATATCCGCCAAGATTTTTTGTTGGTCGGCCAAGTGTTGTGTGCTATCGGTCAGTGTCTTAATTTTGTAGTTAAGCTCTTCGAGCTCTTTGCCGTAATTGGTGGCTACACCCGATAACAGTGCAGATTTTTGCGTCATCTGCAACATCTCGCGTTTGCGGATCAGCTCGTCCAATTGCGCCTGTGCCGCCGCGAGCTCCGCATTATTGGCATTGACCTGCGTAAAGCGGTCGCTAAACCCGCCAACCTGCCCTTGCTTGCGCAACTCAATCAGCTCACGGGTTTTGTCAATATTATTTTGGATGGCGGCCTGTGTTTGGTTGTATTGTGCCTCCAGCTCCGCCTCACGCTCTCTCAGATACTGGTAGGCGGTTACTAACCCAAACACAGCGGTAATCGCCAGCCCGGTTGGCCCGCCCATTAATGCCATTAACCCACCGCGCAAACCACCCA